CCAGAGCCGCTGGTGCCGCATCATCTAACGAGGGATTCAAGGGATTCCAAGTACTTAAACAAGCAATGAGTGAAGCGGGCATCGAAGCCGCGACATACGATAGAGCCCTGTTACAAACAACCAGCAGACTAAAAGCAGGTACAGAAGGCCAGAAGTCATACAAAGCAATAACAGACAAACTTGGTAACTCAATTAGAACGTCGAACGGTGAATTAAAAACTGGTCCAGACTTGCTAATAGCAATGACTAACGCTCTGAATGATGGCACAATATCAACTGAAGACTTCGCTAAAGTAGTGGGTGGTCGTGCTGGTCCTTTGATTCAACAGCAGTTTGCGTCAATCAATAAGACAGCGGAAGACTTACAAAAGACACTAGACGATACAGCACAACATACTGACATTATCAATTTGAAAGATGCCAAAATGGCAGAATTGTTCAATGATAATATATCCAGACTGAAGAATTCATTTGGTAGTCTGATGACAAAAGCGATACGACCATTGCTACCAGTTCTAAACAAATTAGTCGAGTCTGCACTTAGAGTTATGCCACCAATTGTAGAGAAAATAGGAGCGGCATTCAGTGCTATAGGAGAAGTTCTAGGGCCATTGGCTAAAGTGTTATTCCCATTAATATGGAAGTCATTGTGGCCAGTTAGACTGGCATTTAAAGTATTCGGATTCTATATTAAGACCATTATATTTCCAATATTTAAAGTACTCATAACGATAGTCACAAAAGTGGCAGAAGTTATTTCAGGATTCGTTGATGGAATAATAAAGGCATTCACAGCAATTAAAACATTTGGTGGTAAAATCGCTAAGTTCTTTGGATTTGGTGAGGGTGACGAAATTGAAGTTACTGGTAATAAGAATGTTAACCAAACATTAGATGTCGTTGATAAAATGAAAGAAAAAACTAGCAGTACTAGTACATTCAACAAGAACGGTAAAAAAGGACTAGTAACATCAAGTCTGGCAGTACCGTCAAACTTAACAGTCAACGTCGCTAGACTGAACGTTGATGGTGCTGATCCAGTTGGAAGTCAAAAAGCACTAGAACAATTAATCAAGGGTGTTGCGTCCCAGACAGCAGTAGACGTTCTCATTCAAAACCAAAGATTCGGAGGATTATCAAGTGCCTAGTATACCATTACCAAACAATTTATCTATAAACTCATCATATGCACAGTCGGGTAGAACAAGACTTGTAGAATTTGGTGACGGATACGTACAAAGAACACCGTTAGGAATCAATAATAGAATAAGAAGCATTGTAGTAGTACACGAGAATCTTAGTTCAATAGACGCGGCGACAGTACTATCTGTATATGATAGTGTACAAGCGTCGGGTGACCCAATTACCATAACGTCTAATCAAATGTTAACAACAGACGGAAAGTTTCACGTCTTAGAAGTCAATGTTGAAATGGCAGATAATGATAGAAGAACTATTTCAGCAACTATGAGAGAGGTCTTTGATTTATAATGGCATACATTGAAGAAGAAGTACAAAAATTAGTCACTGACCCTATAGTTGACCTGATAGAGTTTGACTTCACGTCAATTCCTACAAGGACAGAAAAAGTGTATATAGCATCAAGCCTACAAACTGGCTCTGGTCCACAAACTGGACAGCAAGTTAAGTTTCAGTGGCAGGTGAATAATTATGAACACATAGACTTTAAAGCATCTGGATTCTTATCTGACTTAACAGGCTCAACCGCAGAACCTGAGTTGACGGTGGCGGCAGACTTACTATATGCACTATCATCGTGGCCCAATCTTGACCTTATAGACTATAGAGGCGTCATAGTTAAAAGAAGAAGAGTGTTTGTTTCTAATACAGAAGCAGTACAACCACAGTCATACTACATTAAAAAAGTCAGTGTACTCACTTCAAGTGAGATAACATTTGTATTAACACCTAACCGTAGTACAGAACGACTTAACAGAAAAAGTTGCAACATATTGGATATATAAATTATGCCAGCAGATAAGACACATTTAAGAAACAGATATAAAGGTATCCTTGATGTAAACGAGGAGGGTAAATTTGAAGTCGATATGGAGAAATATAATAAAACCGTATTGGCACAAACCAAACAAACAGCCAAAGTTACAAATGCCTTAGATATACACGGGTCACAAGTTCAATTCTCAACATACACCGCCAATAAAAATATTAAAGAAGAAAAACCTGTCACTGCTGATGGTATAGAAATGGGCTACCAAATTGAAAGAGGTGTTGTGCCAATTATATACGGTCACGTTGGAATGTCAAGTACACAGTACGATAAAGGACAAATTCTCAGTGAGTTAGACTCTTCGAAAGTTAGACAAACAATTAGAATACCACTATCTGAAGGTCCTATTGTTGGACTGTCATACCAAGATCCAGCGACAGTTATTGATAACACAAATGTGTACGTAACCCCTGGAATAGCAAACCCAGAACACGCTAAAGCAGTACTCATCAATCGTAAACATATAGTTGACCCGACAACAGACAAAGCAAACTATGAAGATGTTGATGTAGTAGTAACAAAGGGCGCTGGTAACACTACAAACTACCAGACATTCTCAATTACACAGTACGAACCGATAATTGCAAACCCGTCAACTGGTGCATTAGATGTTCCTATTGAAGTTGAAGAACAAAAGACATTTATAAACGACTTATCTGACGTACAAGCAACAGACAAAGGCCCCGACAGTATTATTTATTGGAACTCAGATAACGGACAATGGGAATCCAAATCACTCAGCGAGATGATGCGTGACGCACAAGTTACAGTAACCGGCGGCACGGGCGGCACGGGTGGCTCTGGTGGAGGCGGCGGAGACGGTGGACAAGGCGGAAGTGGTGGGGTCGGCTCATTCGCTGAAGCAATATATTACACTCAATGGAATCCACCACCAACACACGTTAGAGTTCAATACAGTGGAACAGGTCAACCAGTAGACGAAACGAGCGTAGTAACAACTACAACTACAACTGACCCAGAAGAATTACCAGCACAAATAACACCACACGGAGCACCATTAAGAAATATAGACCAAGTAACACCAGAGTTCTCGTGTAATATGTCATTTGCTAACGTTGACGAAAAAGTAAAAGAAATATCGATTATAACGAACTTTCCAGATGGCTTATATAAAGAAATTAAGACTGAGACTGAAACTAAAACAAATCCAAACCCACACGAAGACTTACACCACGAAATTAAAATATGCGACACAATTAGAGAACCATTGGTAGCAATGGGAAGCAGTCTGAAAGATGCACGAGGAACTGTACAATCAGATGGTGGTGGTAACTTAGAATGTCTACTGCCAGACATTGAAATAGTAACAATTGCTGGCGGAGGTGCTTCTGAGTCATACGAAAAAGCAACAACAATCACTAAGACAACAGGTCACGTTTGGGTGCGTTATGTACTAACGACAGAGTTATGCGACAGAGAGTTTGTTTTGGATGAAGGCACATATGAAATATCAGGCTTAGAAGTGTCTGCGTACGAACATAAAGAAACACTAGCACTTGAGAATATGAACGCTGGGTCAAGAACTGTACTGACAGGTGACTTAAGAGGAACACACCAGTTAGGTCCATTCTCAGATGATGAAAACGCCAATTGCGATACGACACTTGTTGAAGACTACAACTGGTCAGAGTATGATTTAGAAGATTACTTAGATATGTATCCTGGTCAAATTATCAACAGTGTAACCGGTGAATCGAAAATAAAGATATACACTTGGATTGAAAATAGATATTTCTACAATGACACAACATTAAATGAAGAAGGTCGAATAAAAATTGACGACTATAGATTATCAACAAACTGTTATTTTAAAGAAGTTAGAATAGAAAAACCTATGGATGTCTTTGGAGACTATTATAGTACAGGTACTACAGTATTGACTAAACCGTTTCACAAAAGTGAGCCAAACCATAAATGGCGATGGGGTAGAAGACTAGGTGGACAAGATGATAATAACTTTAAAGCAACACTAAACACAAAAGCATTTGAATTAGAAGATAAAAGAATACAAGCAGGTTTGGCTGGCGGTCAATACCTTGACTTCTCATATCCAGTTCCACTTGCTATAATGGCGAATATTAATCCTGGAAGTAGTGGTGGTACTGGATCCGGTGGTGATACTGGAGACTCCGGAGTAGTTGGTAGTCCTGGTCAGACTGGTACAGTAACTGTGCCAGTAGTTGAGCCTATACCAACAGTAGATTGTTCGAAGAGTACATACGATAGTACAATCGCCTCACAAACTATAACATTAGGGAATATAACAGTCGCTAACACTGATGCCGCTATGATTAACACTCTTACTATTTCAGTGGCAGCAACAACAGGAACATTGTTTCCAAATCCACCATTAGCAAGTGGTGTAACAGTTGTGTCAGGAACTAATACAGAAACACTTGTGTTATCAGGTACAGCAGCCGCATTACAAAACACATTAACGACTGGGATTAGACTGGCTGTGGCATCATCAGCATCTGGTACATTAGAACTGAACAATTACATTATAGGAACAGGATCGAAAGGCACAAGAAAAATATGCCAAATATTAGATATTCCAGAGAGAGACACGAACACGTCACGTCTACACCACGATACGAATTCATTTGTTAAACCAGTTCCCGCAGGCGCACTACTTAGAAACACAATTGCTTGGGTAGATATGGCATATAGACCAAAACAAGATGAAGAAGAATTAAAACTAGAAGAACTACAGTTCATCGTAGGTGGTAGAGATGATATGGAAGCACCATCAGAAAATGACTTGTCATTATCATTATGGATAGATGCTGACTACACTAGTACAACAAAGAATTGGACAAACAACACTGCTTGGGTATTCTGGGATTATCTTACAAATGAAAATTATGGATTGGGCCTAGACATCGTTATGGATGCAGAACAAAAAGAAACACTTGCAATAGAAGTATATAAAGCGGCGCAATGGTGTTCACATATACCAACAGGTTCTACTGTTCCAGCATCGACATTCGACGGCGTAATACACGGCGCAGAATCAAAGATTGAAGCCCTACAGAAGATAGCAGGACAGATGCACAGTAGACTACGATTTATAAATGGTAATCCTAGGCTAGTGAGTGATTTTATGAGTCATTCGTGGACTAGTGACACTTACACACACACTCCAACAGTAAAGAAAATAGTCAACCAAACAAATGCGGCTAACTTAACTTATGTTGGTGGTTCAATGGAGAATATATTTAATGTAGTAAATGTTAAATGGAATAACCCAACAAACTATCACAAATCAGAAATAGTACGATACGAAAATGCTGCCAGTATTACAAAATACAGTGAGAGAGAACAAGGACTAGAAACATTTGGATGTGCAAACGAACAACAAGCAATGTGGACAGGTGCTTGGTACTTTGAAACAAACCAAAGCAACACTGACACAGTTTCATATATGGCTGGGTGGGATCACTATGACACTATCCCAGGAGACTTGATTTGTCTAGTAGACGAATATAGACCAGACTCATCGGACAAAGGCGGAAGAGTTGCTTCAGTGAACGGCTCGACACTCACATTAGACAGAGACGCTGGATCAGGTAATATTGCAGTTATGGACAGTCTTGGTGTAGTACTATACGGAACAGCATCGGGCACAACAGCAACAGTTACTGGTGGTGCAATAATTCCAGGCGCTGTGTGGAATGTCTATCAAGGCGATGATGAACCACAGGGTGCAAATTACAGGATTATTGCTATAGAAGAGTCAGAAGACGGAATGTACGCCGTGTCAGCGGGTAAATATGACCCTGCTAAATATGATAGAGTGTGGACGAATACAATATAAGGAATGAAAAATGATAGGAATTAGCACAGGATATACACCATTTGGAGAAGTATCATTTGGATATGCCGCTACTGAAATAGGAACAAATTACACAACATCAGGCGACGTAACACTGACGATAACACATACTGGAGGTAACTTCGATAGTACTGGACATATATCAACACCAACCAGTGGTAATACTTCATCAGTATTCGATAAAACACAAGAGAAATGGTCAGTAACTGGTTCAGTTGCAGAAGTTGATGCAATTCTGACATCGCTCGTATTCTTTCCAGCAGATAAGTCAACAGTACGAAATTGGACACCTACAGCATTAAAGTCCAATACGACATCTGGTAATTTTGGTACATCTGAAAATCCACCAACAATTGGTGCTACAACATTTAGTGCTGTATTGACAGACACAAATGGCGCAGTTGCAAGTGAAACTATTACATTTACTCCAGTAGAAGTTGAATACGATAATCAAAGACCATACTTCACAGCGATTCCACCAGCAACAACTTCATTACAAACTAACACACAAAATCAAGCACTTAACTTTGGAACTATTGCACACGGCTCTGATGATAAAAATGTTAGAGTATACGGGTTATTTCAAAGCCATGCGAGTTCAGGAGCACTTACTGACATACTAGATAACAGTGCTGGACATATTGAGACAACGTCTGACAAATATATCGGAACTAAACTACCAGATACACCAGATCCCTCGAACCCAGTATCAAGTACTAGATTTGATTTCACAGGAAGTTTGAGCGAAGCACAAGCATTCTTGGATACCCTAGAATACGGCACAGACTCGAACAACACTACATTTAATTTATGGTTAATATTAACAGACGGCCAAATAGGCACCCAAGTATTTACAGTGTGTCATTTCCCACAAACACTTAATATGACAACGTTTCCAGACCAAACAATCACTGAAGATGCTAACTTATATTTCACAAATGCAACAGGAGTATCATTATCAGGATTCGGTGGAATAGAAGCAGATGAATGGTACGCTACTTTTACTATTGATAGCACAGGATTACCAGGAGTAGACAGCGTTGTAGGTGGAACATTAAGCGGTAATGTATTCACAACAACAACATACTCGTCATTTAGCGCCCTAATGGGAGCGATGGGTTCAACTAGAATTAATATAATTGATGATTTCAACACAGAGTTCAGCATAGACGTTGCAGTACACGGTGCTAATAGTCTATATGGTACTTCTTATGCATTAGCAAACCCACAAACTATAAATGTCACAATATTAGACACAGATGAAGTGAGTTACCCAAATACATCACACACGTACACCGAAGATACACAATATAATTTTAACAATGGCGTTGGAACATATCCAATGATTGGACACCCAACAACTGATACATTTGAAGTAGTATTCACTTTTCCTTCTTCGACATCAACCCCTGGAATGTGGAGACACGGTTCTGCTGGAACAGTATCAAGTACAGCAACTA